TCCATCATCTGCATTATACCCAAGGTCTTTGATTGCTTTATGTAAACTTTTCTGTCTAGTTCCATAATTAACAAAATCTATTTTCCCTTGACGCTTTGTAATTGCATCTCTCATTGCTTCTACTTTAGAGCCAAATACTTTTTCCCCAGTTTTAGGGTCTGCCTCTAACAAGTTTTTTGTATATTCAACATTTATTTCTGTCCATACTTTTTGAGTATTAGGCTTAGTTCTTCCAGGGTCGCTATCAGCCCCAGAGTATTTATTGTGCAATTGTGTAGCAGTAATTGCATCATTGTCATCTATTTTATCCCATAGATTTACTACTTGCTTTGTAGACAACGAAGGGTATCTTGTTTGCAGTTGTTTAACATTATTAATGTTTCCCATTCTAATTTCATGCAAAGCAGACGCTTCCATCATAAGTTGATTGCTACTTACCTTTGGCTCTTTAGGAGACAAAAGTTCTTCATGTTGTTTAAAGCTAATAATATCATTATCAAATAACTCATCAGCAGCAGAAGTTAGCGCTTTCCCTGTAAGCTGACCTTTGCTTATGGCTTTAAGAACACCTTTATATTCTTGTTCTTTTTGTGTCTTAATAGCGTCCTGTTGTTTCTTTTGAGATTCATATTCATTCGTAAACATAGAATATGATTCTTTCATTACTTTATCTTTATCTTCTTGAGACAAAGTTTCAAACAATGCGGAATGTTCACCAAAATCACCAGCTCGCATACGTTTCATAGCATAAGAGATGTCTTGAGTTTTAGTTACTGGGTTCATTGAATATTCTGGAGACAATGATTTTCTAACAAAGAATCCAGTCTTAATCTCTTGTTGAACTTTATCAAACTCTTTAACTTGCTCTAAAGCAAAATCAGAGCCACCTTCCAACGCTTGTCTATATATGCGTTGTCTATTAAGAGATGTAGCTTCTCCATATAATACTGGGTCTGTTGTTGTGGTAATTAGAGAGCGTTGGGCTTTAATTACATTGTTGATGTTATCGTAAGCTAATATCTTTTGCTCATTTTTATAATCATCTGCCAATTTATCCACAGATTGTTTATAGTACGAACTGGCAACAGTTCCCATTGTATGCTTAAATTTAATAGCAGATTCTGGATTAATCTTATTAAGAGGCGCACTCATGCCATTTACAGCGGCATCTAATTTATTCTTAATTTCATTTGAATCTTTTAATACGCCAGCTTGCACTTGAGCAAAAATATTTGCTAAAGCAGACTGTCCATTTACTTCAAGTTGCGTCCGTAATTGTTCGCCTTGTAGCTTACTTAATGTTTCTTGCCATATTTTACCTCCGCCAGATGCTTTAACAAGCTCATCTGGAGATATGCCAGATTCTTGAGCTTTCTTTAAATCATCAAGCGTAATGGGATTATCAACAGCAAATTGCGCTGCTTTTACCTCAGCTTGCTTACCAGCCTCTTTAAATGCGTATTCTGATAGCCTATCCAAACCAGCAGACATGCTTGCTGACTTTTTAAAACTTTCACGGACATTGGCAAAGTCTAATTGAGGGACATCTGCAAAGACACGACCTGTTTGTTGGTATCTAGGTAATTCAGCCATTATGCAACATATCCTTGTGATTGATTATATAAAGACCTATCTTCAACAGGAGCTTTACTCACAGACGTTCCAGTACGAACTTTGTCATACATGTATGCAGCTTCTCCAAGTTTACTTAAAGCATCAAAATATGAGCCTCTAACAGCTTGGTCTCCAGCTTCTTTAAACATATTAGCTTGAATCTCACCAAATGAAATTGCAGACTTAGCACCTTCTTGCATAATCTGAATATCACGACCAGCAACTTTTTCATTACGTTCTTGAATAAGTTTTGCGGAACCAGAAAATCCTTGTATGCCAGCAGCAAATCCTTTGGCAGAAGCTGTTGCATTATTAGCAAGCAAACGCTCTAATACTTGATTAGCTTGTTGTTCATATTGCAAAGCATCACGACTAGCTTTTAATCTAGTTTGACTAGCTTGCAATTTATACATTTCTTTTTGCGCTCTACCTTGTTGGATTGAACCAACGGCAGATGTCACTGATGATGCTACAGCTATATATGGAAGCGCCCATGCCATAATTATGTTCCTTGATGCACTGCTACTTTATACTCCATCCCAAGTAATGTTAGCTTGAGTGGATATGATTGTGTTACTGTAATCTTAGCTTCGTTGCTATAGCCAAGTATACCATGTACTACTTTAGTTCCAGTAAACTCTGGAATGTCCGCGTCTAATATATTTGCTGTATCAAACGTTCTAAATGGAACTTCAATGCCATTAATTTTCATGTGTTGCGTTTCAAGTACCATTGCATTAACTTCAACAATACGTTTCTTAAATCCAATTCTTGGCCCAGATTGCAATGAAATCTCTATAGGCATTGTTCTAGCTTCAACAGTAATTGGCAAACCAGCCTCATAACTTGCAGTAGACGACCTAGGAATTGATACAGAGCCTCCAGCGCCCACAACTTTATTGGCTTGAACTAAACCGTCAAGCAATAAGTTTACGGTGCTTCCTACTAGGTGCGCGGCTGTTACAGATGATACTGCACCACCAGTAATTGCACAGTCTGTTAATAGCTCACGTTCAAACTTTTCAACGTAATATTGAACCGTGCCATTAATCGTACGTTTAACAATACTATAAATGTCATCAATGTCTACGCCAACTTCTAAAAACTCACCGCCAGTAGTAATAAACTCTGTAGGAGCAATAACGTTCTGCGAGCGAATTAATGAATAAGCAGCCATTGTGCCGCCAGTAGCATTGATAATAAACAGCAAGTCATTCTCATCAGTATTAATAGCACGACGTAATGCCATGCGTTTTGGGCCTTTAAGTAGATGCCCTGATAGCAATGAAATCTTACTTGTAACATACGTTAATTGCGTATCGTTGTATGACACTTCACTAAGCATCTTGCCTTGACGGTGAATAAATAACACGCCAGATTCTAATTGCTGTACACGAACGCCAGGCTTACTACCACTACGTCCAGCAGCACTCATAAAGAATGCTGTAGGAGTAATAGGTTCAAGACCTTGTTGTGGCACGAAGAATTCACCACCAGTAGTAAAGACTTGCAAGTCCTTAGTGGAGATAATGTCAGTAATCGCGTTATATGTATTGGTGTCTAGCGTTGCTTCTACAGCATCATCATCAAAACCCTCGGTAGCTTCAAAGTCAAAGAACAATCCGACTTTAGAACCCCATACAGTAGATGGACGAGACTTACTACCACCAAAGAATAATCGACCTTGATGGAATGTTACTGTGCGCGGATAACCTTTAGTGCTTGACCATACCGCTTCGTAACCAGTTTCTAAACTCCACTTGCCATTTGCAATAACGCCTGTGCTAAAGAATGGAAACTCTGTTACTACGTTTACAACGGTTGTGCTTACAAACTCAATAATCTTTGCTCGCCCTTGTGGGTCAGCATTAATGTACTGTCCAACGTGGCCTGAATTAAACACGGCAGACGATGCTGTAATAGTCACTTTGCCAGATACTGCAGATGGCGTAATAGTGCCAGCAGGGTTTGTTGATGCTAATGTAAAGGCATATTTAGGCACACTGTCAAATGTTAGCGTGCTTGCTGTCCATGTAGAATCAGATGCTCCACGAACAATTTTAATTGGCGCAATATCTTCTTGTACAACAATTAAAGTATCAGCAGATTGTGTCCAGCACATTTCATTTAATGATGATGATGGCAATGTTAATGTAAGGTAATTATTACCAGAACCATTAATGTTTGTAACTAATGCGCCATTTTTGAAAACGTGCATACGGTTATGAGTAAAGCAAAGCATATAGCTATCATTAGTGCTAAACTCAAATGGCACAAGGCGTGAACCATTAGCAGCAGATTCTGTGCCACTGTTAGGTAATGCTAGTAAAAATCTAGTTCCAGGTCTACGAGTAATGCCACCTTGTGGTTGACATACTACATTTGTAGCTTTTTCTAAAGCATTATTGTAAGTAGCTTTTAAATCAACACGCGCACGAAGTAATGGGTCTAGTTCACCGCTAGTAAAGTTTGTCTGCATTGTGACAAAACGAGCCATCTACTAATTCCTTACAGCAGTTAATGAGAAGTCTCTAATGCTATTTACTGGTTGGTTTTGACCGTCAATGTTCATAGCAGTACGCATATAACCACCACGACCATTTTCACCTGGAGAACCTACGGCAACACTTTGCCAGTATTGTGCTTTTTCTGTTTGGTCTGTAATTGGCCCAGCAATATGCCATGCTGTTAGATATTTAAGTAACTGAATAAACCAAACAGGCATTTCAGTTTCTGGAACGTAATATTGATAATCAACGTAGATTGTTTCTTCGTTAGTTAATAGTTTAGCTCCCATAATACGATATGCGGTAATAGGAGGATTGCTTACACCATTTGAGTTGTAAACAGCTCTGGGAGCGCCAAGCCTATCAGACGGCAATTGATATTCGTATTTGAACTCATTAGTAGGCGTAGTAACCAAACGGGCTAACTGCGTCTTTTTAAACGAAAAGCTCCATGGATATACCATAAGAGCTTGGTCGCGTGTGTCTGGATATAGACGGTCACATATTGAGGCTTCGTCGGTTCCCTCTGTGAAAGATGAAATTGGTTTAGCACCTAGCATCAATAATGCGTCAGAGCAAATTGATAATGCTGAATCCCCACTTGCCATATAGACCTCTACATATAATAAAAGCTACCCCACCTTTTGAGCAGGGTAGCTAGTTACAACAAATTAATCACTGTCAGTGTTAGCTAGTGTTGTACCGTCGTTCACGTCAACTACGCCAGAAGCGTTAGAAACAACATAAACTAAAGTAGCAACAGCAGTAGAACCTGTTGAAGTTACACAGTAGATTAAATCACCTACGCTAAGTACGCCAGACAAGCTGTTGAAATAACCACTTGTATTAACGTCTGCAATAGCGTCTGCTGTTTTATAAGCATAAATCGCTGGTGAGTTACCAGCTTTAGATGCTGCTACGGTTGAAAAACCAGTTGCTGAATAAGCCATTATCTATTCTCCTCTTAAGATTCGCGAGCAACAATAGACACGATACCTTC